AACTATGGGAATAGGGGGATTTAAAATTGGACAAGCTTTCCAAATAGATTCTGGTTTACTACCTACCATATATAATAAAGATTTTGGATATATTATTACAGGTATAGAACACGAAGTTTCTCAAGGCAAATGGATTACTAAAGTTAAAACACAGTTTTATTCTGTTAAACCTCCTACTCAAGCTGAAATAGATTATTTCCAACAATATATAACAGCAACTGCTTCTGGTTATGTACCACCGGTAGTTTCCGGAGGTGGTGGAGATGCAGCCTCAGGTGGAAATCCTGGACCAGTTATTTTACCTTCAGGAACAATTGAAGTACCTGCAGGAGTTGATCCGGCACCAATCATTAATCCTAATAAAGTAGGAGCAAGTCGTTATTCTTCCTCGCCTCAAGCAAATGTACCTAGTATAAAAAAACTTGGCACAGGTGGCGTTGATGCTATAATAAGGACCTACGGTAAAAGTGATATTAAAAGATTAGCTCAACAAGGAATATTTGTTCCTATAGGTGGACCAGGAACACCAGGAGCAGATTGGTCTTCTACATTAAGTTCAAACGTAGACGGTACTTACTACTTAGCACCTAAAGCAGCTGCACAATTTAAATTATGGTATAATGCTATGGTCGCAGCAGGTATTCAATTTAAAGTAACTTCTGCTTTAAGATTCGGTCAAAATGTAGGACAAGGTCCGCATGGTTTTGGTGGAGCAGTTGATTTTGGTAATTTAAATAAATTAGTGGGCGGTAGTACAACTCCTGCAACTAATAAAAAAGGTAGAATAGAAAATCCCGTATATGCTCAAATGGCTGGAATAGGTGCTCAATTTGGTTGGTATAATCCATGGCGTTTATCCGATGCTAGAGGTTCATGCGATGAAATATGGCATTTTGAATACTGGGGACCAGTAGACGGAGATGTAGCATATTATGATCCTACAGTAGGAGGTGTAGTAAATACCACTACTACATCAACTAGTACTAACGAAGAAACACAAGAAGATGCAGGCTTAACATCAGAACAAAAACATAATAGTAAAGTTTTTGATGATATATTTGCTGATTTGAAAAAAATATTTAAAGTAAATGATAATTACGGTCCTGGTGGGGAACCACTACTTAAGCCTGCAAAAGGATTTGCTGGAATAGGAAATGATGATGAAGATGAAGGTATACAGTTATTACAAGCACATTTTGATAATGTAAATTCAAATCTTAGGCAACTGGTAATCCAGTTAAAAGGAGAACCACGATCTGATGGATCATCTAAAGATACTATATTAGAATTTCTTACATGGTTTAATAATGTACTTTTGAAAAAAATGAAAGGAAATACCGCAAACGATACTGCTAAATTTAAATACGCAGGTAAAACTTATAGAATAAATACTGATTTTTAATATAATTATAATATATGTATTTTCCAAAACATCAATATCAAAAAATTAAAGCTGGCGAATTAAGCGGCATAATTACCGACAAATTAGGTAATCTAATAAGAGACGGTAAAGAAATCGTATTAACTTCAACCGGAAAAATATTTGATACCTTTGGTATAGACTTTGACTTAGGAGATTTCTCAAAAGCAATTCCTCTAACTATAAGTAAAGAAAACGTAGAAGAAGAATTTTCTGCTTTTGTAGATCAATCTGGTAAGACTTTAGGGTCTATTAAATCTTCAAGAGATAAGAGAGTTTCTGCAGTTAAGTTACCTCCTAGCTTTAAGCAAAGAAAGTTAGGTACTATGAGAAGATCTTTTTACAAAAATACTAGTACCGGTAAAATTAAAGAAATCACTACAGATACTGCAAAACGATTAGATAGATTAGGTAAACCTTATGATAAAGTTATAACTGTAACCTGGTACATTAAAGGGCCAGCTAAAGATCAAGTTATAAATGGATATTTTTTAGAAGGTATAGAAACCAAAAATCAGAAAACTATTCAAAGAATAAAACAAATCATACCAGGAGTTGAAAAATTAATATTAGGGGCTAATGAATATGTTGAAGATACATTACCTCTTACAAGAGCTAATATACAACCTCCTATAAATACTTTTGATATTCCATCCCCATCTAAAACTTCTTTCGTTTCAACTAATTTAAATAAAAATAGATCTACTAATAATACTTTAGATAGTAAAGTAAAAGAAAATTTATACGCTCAACCAGGTCAATTTTTAATAGAAGGTACTATGAAAGAATATGTAGGTCCTTACCATTTACACCCATCTAAAGGTCCAATGGTTGGAGCTAAACATATTAACGAACCTCATAGTAGATTAGTACCTAGGAGTAAAGCAACTAGCAGATATGGCCTTGAAAATAGAGGTAAGTCAACACCTACTACTCTTGCACCTACTACTCAACAAAGACCAGCTCAGCCAATAAATACAGGTACTACAAGCACTACACCAGCTCCAACTAGTACGCCTTCTTCTTCTCCTTCTTACTCTGGAGGAAGCGGCGGTGGAGGAAGTAGCTCTGGTGGCGGCGGTGGATACTAGTTTGATATTTAAAATATTTTTCTTATATTAAAGAAAAGGTTTTAAGTGTTTTATATAGTAGAAAAAGAATCTAAATTATTATCGTTAGAAAATTTTATAAGAGTAGGATGTTTCGTACACGTTATTTCTTCTAACGATTTTTACCACCCTAAGTTAACTAAAACAGTAGCTGTTTATATAAGAATGATAAATAGCAAGCATGGTTTTATTATTCCTATCGATCATGAAGACGGTCTCAATGTTGATAAAAAACGTGTCTACGATATTTTAAATAAAGCACAGGTAATTTATACATTAAATAAAAAAGATTTACTTTATCACTTTAATATACAGAAAGCTATAGATGTATCTTTAATATATTCGATGCAAAACTATGATAAATTAGAATATAAGTCATCGATTTCTACTATTGATTGGTATTATAGTAAGTTTAGTGAAAATAGAGACTTAAATACATTTATTCCTATTACAAAACTTTACGAAAAATGTGAGTTAATATATGATTCCATAAAAGATTTTATTAGTAATATAGAAATACCCGATGGATTTGATTTTTATAATAAATTAGCAACAAATGTTTTTTTTCTAATAGAACAATCAGGTTTAGGAATATATTACGAACCTTTTAATAATATTTTTAAACCTCGTAACCCTTTATTTAATACTGAAAATAATAAAGTATATACTTCTTATAATTTGTATAACCCTACTTCTAGACCTACTAATAATTTTAATAGTATTAATTTCGCTGCTATACCACATACTGAAGAACATAGAAAAACTTTTAAACCTCAAAATGATTATTTTGTAGAGTTTGATTTTGATGGTTATCATCTTAGACTACTTTGTGAACAAATAGACTACCCTTTAACTAAAGAATCTGCTCATAAACAATTAGCTAAAAGTTATTTTAATACCACAGATATTACAGAAGAGCAGTATAAAGAAGCAAAACAAATTAATTTCCAAGCAATATACGGTAAAATACCCGAAGAACATAAAAATCTTGAAATATTTAAACAAATACAACAGTATATTGATGCTATGTGGAATAGTTTTAAAGAAGGTAGTTACGTATGGAATCCACAATCAGGTAAACACTTTACAAACGAGTTAAAAGATATGCATCCTGCTAAGTTAATGAATTATATGATGCAATCGTTGGAAACTTCAAATAATATTATTATATTAAAAGAAGTATTAGAGTATTTAAAAGATAAAAAAACTTTAATAGCTCTCTATACTTACGACGCATTTTTATTTGACTTTAGTAAAGAAGATAAATCTGAAGTTTTAGAAAATATACAAAAAATTATGGAAAAACATGGGAAATACCCTGTTAAGTTTAAATACAGCAGAAATCTTGTGTTATAGAACAGATTAACTATTTATATATGACAACATTTACAACAGTACCTAAGTTCGATTACGATATCGAACCTTTTTTTACAAGCGAAGATATGAGTAATAAACTGTTCTGTACTTTTTCTACCGAAGAGGGATTAGACCTGGTCTTAAACAACATTCAGGAGAGGTATAAAATTATATATAATAAAATATTTGTACTTTATTCTAAAAGTCAGAATGAATATATGTGTACATATAATGTAGATTTTGGAAATGTTTCAAACTTTATAGATAATACTATATTAGTACACAGAAAAAAAGAAACTAATACTCTATATACTATTAATGCTCTTAATACATTAATAAAATCTTTAAATAATGGAGAATTAGATACAAACTACAGGGTAAATTGGAATGATTTTAGAAACTGTATTCTATTAACCAAAGGACCTGAATTAAAAAGAATTAATACAAAATTATATAAAATTATTGAGTTATAGTTGGCGCTTTAATTTTTTATCATTATATTAATATTAAGTTATAATTTAAAAATTAGTTATATGGACATTAATGCAATCCGCGCTAAATTAGATGCGCTAAACAACAACGGTCAACAAGAAAAGACCGATTATTCAGAAATATTTTGGAAACCTCAATTAGGAAAACAGACAGTACGTATAGTACCTTCTGCTTATGATCCTACTTTTCCATTTAAAGAGTTAAAGTTTCATTACGGAATTGGAAAATTTCCAATGGTTGCTTTATCTAATTTTGGTAAACAAGATCCTATTGAAGAGTTTGTGAAAGAGTTAAGAAAAACTAATGATAAAGATAATTGGTCTTTATCTGGTAAAATTAGCCCGAAAACTAGAATTTTTGCTCCTGTAGTAGTAAGAGGAGAAGAAGATAAAGGGGTGAGATTATGGGGATTTGGAATAACGATCTATAAATCGTTACTTGCTTTAGCTGAAGACGAAGATGTAGGAGATTTTACAGACGTATTAAACGGATGGGATATGGTAGTAGAGCAGAGACAAGGTAATCCTTACCCTGAAACTACAGTTAGAATCAAACCTAAACAAACTCCTCTATCAGATAATAATGATTTAGTAGACAATTGGATAAAAGAACAGCCTAACCCAGTAGAGGTATTTACTCAATACGATTACGATTTTATTAAGAAAAAACTTCAAGAATACTTAGACCCTAATGCTGTAGAAGAATCTTCACCAGCAGCAGGTGCTGAAACACCGCCAGAAAGCTCTAGTCCCAAAAAGACTGACTTTACTTTAGATACAGCTACTGCTGGCAATAAAGATACAGTTAGTAAATTTGATGACTTATTTAATGAATAAAATGGCAAAAAAGAAAGAAGTACAAGAAAGAGCGACTGCTGCAGTAAGGAAGTCGTTTAATTTAAGTAATTTTAAAAAGAAAAAAGGTTTTTCTAATGCATCTGTAAAGTTTAAAGAACAAGGTTGGATACCACTTTCGAAAGCTTTTCAAGACATAACATCTTTACCAGGTATACCTACGGGTCATATTACTTTATTGAGAGGTCATTCCGATACAGGTAAGACTACGGCTTTAATAGAAGCAGCAGTTAATGCTCAAAAAATGGGCATTTTACCTGTCTTCATCATTACTGAGATGAAATGGTCTTGGGATCATGCTAAAGAAATGGGACTTCAAATAGAAGAAGTTTTAGATAGTAACGGTAATGTAACTGATTACGAAGGGCATTTTCTTTACGCAGATAGAGGAACTTTAAATACTATAGAAGACGTAGCGGTTTATATGGCTGATCTTATGGATGAGCAGTCTAAAGGTAATCTACCTTTTGATATATGCTTTTTCTGGGATAGTATAGGCTCAGTTCCTTGTGATTTATCAGTTCGTTCTAATAAAAATAATAACGAATGGAACGCAGGAGCAATGTCTACCCAATTTGGTAATAATTTAAATCAAAAAATATTATTATCTAGAAAAGAGAACTCTCCTTATACAAATACTTTAGTAGCAATTAATAAAGTATGGACTATGAAACCTGAAAGTCCTATGGGAATGCCTAAATTACAAAATAAAGGAGGTATGTCTATGTGGTATGATTCTACATTAGTTATTACTTTTGGTAATATTACAAACCCAGGAACATCAAAGATCAAAGCTATTAAAGATGGATTACAGGTAGAGTTTGCTAAAAGAACAAACGTTCAAGTAGAGAAAAATCATATAGGAGGAGTACAATCTAGAGGTAGAGTTGTAATGACTTCACATGGATTTATTCCTGATGATAAACGAGCTATTGATAAGTATAAAAATGAACATAAAGACCATTGGTTAAAATTAGTAGGTAGTATAGACTTCGACTTAATTGAAGAAGGAGATTTAGAAGAAGATAAAATTACAACCGGTATTTTAGATTAATGGCTGATTATAAAAATATACTTAAAAATCTTAAAGAAACCCCACCCCGAGAATTGAATGATCACATTCTAGTGATAGATGCTATGAATATGTTAATTCGTAGCTTTTCTTTACTCAAAGCAATGAACCCATCAGGCCATCATATCGGTGGCTTGGTAGGATTCATGAGGTCTTTAGGATACGTAACAAGAATATTTGATCCTACTAGAGTAATTGTAGTCTG